TTATCATTAGAAGAGTTGGAATTAATTTTCTAACTCTTTTTTTTTAACAAAACTTTAACATTTTATTTTGTTTAAATACTTATGTACTTTTATACATTTGCTGCATAGTTAGAAACTAATCTAATTATTAAAGACAAAATATTATGGAAGAATCAAACTGTTGTGGTGCAAGTAGGTTATGGGAAACCGATATGTGCGAACAATGTAAAGAACACGCTGAATTCTCTGACTGGGAAGAAGAAGCAAACGAAAGAATGAAAGTAATCGGTCAAAATGGTAATACTGGATTACACTACACAAAAGAAAAAATAAAAGAACTATGGGAACAATGGAAAGTAATAAAAAGATAAACCAAGCTGCTTGGGATAAATTAAAGCTACAAATTGAGTATCATATGGAACAAGACCCAAATTTAACTGATGTTAAAATCAACTATCAATTAAAGATACCTAAATACGGAACAAGAAACTACTTAAATTTAAGTGCAAAAATAAATGATTAAATATGTTTGACATAATAATAATAAGTTTAGGGTTTTTTCTGATAGGTTTATTTTTAGGAATAGACATTGGAATAAAAGATAATTAAAATAATTTCACTATATTTACAAATAATAAACAAAACAAAATGAACAAATTAAGACAAATTCAAAGCGAATTAAAAGCACCAAAGAACCAAAGAAATAACTTTGGAAAGTACAATTACAGAAGTTGTGAAGACATTTTAGAAGCAGTTAAACCGCTTTTAAGTAAACACGAATGTACACTTACAATATCAGACGAAATCAAAGAAGTAGCTGGAATAACATTTGTTGAAGCAATTGCAATCATATCTGATGGCGAGAATCAAGTTCACGTTAAAGCACAAGCTGGAATAGATATAAACAGAAAAGGAATGGACATTGCACAATCATTTGGTAGTTCATCTTCTTATGCTCGTAAGTACGCTTTAAACGGATTATTTTTAATAGATGATACCAAAGATGCTGACAGTACAAATACTCACGGAAAGGACACTAAAACACAATCAACAGAAAAGGATTGGTTAAACGAAAACACACCAGAATTTAAGAAAGTACAAACGTATTTAAAAAATGGTGGTAATATAAAGAATGTAGAATCTAAATACAGAATTTCAAAGAAAACAAAAGACGCATTAAATAAATAAATATGAATGATATACAATTAAAGAAAACAAAGAAAGACCATTACAGATTAATTCTAAACGGAGTTGATGTAACTGGAGAACAAGAAAGAAGTGTTTTTAGACACATTATACAAACTATTGACGAAGGAATAGAAAATTAAAAATAAACCATTTAAAACCAAAATTATGAGTGCAAACAAAAGTTATTTATTAGGAGATGTTGAATTACCATTAGAAACAATTAAATCATTATCTCAATACTTTGAGGATGTATTAACGTACAACGCAAAAAGAGAGTTAGTTGCAAAGAAAGATGAAAATGGAAAAGCAATTAAAAAGTTAAAATTAAATTTCTCAATCTTTGAAGAGGGGAACTACGGACAAAATGTATCGTTTACAATTCCACAAACAAAAGAACAAAGAGATAATGGAGAAAAAAAGAACTATGTTGCAAATGGTAAAGTTTACTATGCATCAGATGATTTACAATCATTTGTTCAGAAATCTGAAAAGAAAGCACCAGCAGAATTAGTTGCATCAGATGACTTACCATTTTAATTAAACTTAATAAAGGGGTGTTAATAGCATCCCTTTTTTTATTCTATGTGGTACTACAAAGGAAAGCAAATAAAAGATAGAACTGATTTACCAGTAGAAGCAGTTGGGTTCGTTTACAAAATAAGAAACAACAAAACTGACAAATGTTACATTGGTAAAAAGATACTCCTTAATAAGCGTACTAAACCACCGCTAAAAGGATATAAAAGAAAGCGTATTCAATACGTTGAAAGTAATTGGTTAAAATATACTGGAAGCAACATACATACTAAAATTTGGACTGTTGAAGATTGTTACCGAGAAATAATGTACATTTGTTATAATCGTACTATGATGACATACTACGAAACAATGTTACAATTTAAAGAAAACGTTTTAGAAACTGATAAATTTTTAAACGATAATATACTTGGTAAATTTTATAAAACAAAAATACAGAAATACATAGATGACGAACAAAGCAAACAAGACGAGTGATGAAATAGAAGTAAAAAGGATGGAGATGCAATTGCTTTATGATGATGCATACGTTGATGTAGCAGAAGAAGTAAAATATCCACCAGTAGCAATTAGTTGTGGTTCTTATTCTGAAACAAATATAGATGGTACAATATCAAACTACGAAATACCAATTGGAACTTATGGTAATTTCAGCTTTGTACAAGCACCTCCAAAGGTTGGTAAATCGTTTTTTACAAGTTTAATTACATCTGCTTATTTAAAGAATGGGAACAAATATACTGGGAAGATTAAAGGTCACAGACAAGGCAAAAGTTGTTTGCATTTTGATACAGAACAAGGAAGATTTCACGCAAGTAAAGTTTTTAGACGTCCAATAATAATGAATGATATTGATACTGATGATAGATATTACACTTATGCTTTAAGAAATATGAACCCATCAGATAGAATTGATTTTATTGATTATGTTTTAGATGATAGATTAGAGGGTAAAAATATTGGTTTAATTATTCTTGATGGCGCAGCCGATTTAGTAACTGATGTAAATAATTTAGAGCAGTGTTCAAGAGTAGTTGAGCAATTAATGAGTTGGACAGATACTTATAAATGCCATATTGTTACGATAATTCATAGCAATTACGGTTCAGACAAACCAACTGGACATTTAGGAAGTTTTTTAGAAAAGAAAGCTGAAACACAAATTAAGTTAGAAACTAATCACATTAATAAAGGGTGGGTAACAGTTGAATGTAAAAGAAGTAGAAACAGAGGTTTTGAAACCTTTAGCTTTACAATAAACGAAAATGGATTACCAGAGTTTGTTGTAAACGAAGTGCCAGAATTTTAAATAATATTGTATATTAGCAACTATGATTAAATGGAAAGAAAAGGATTTATTCGAGTGGTTAAATAACAATCATTACAAAACATTAGTAAATAGTAAAAATCCAATTTCAAGATGGGATTGCTACGATATAGAAACTCAACAAAGAATAGAGTTAAAATGTAGACGAAAACATTACGATACTTTGATACTTGAAAAAAGCAAATACGATGCTTTGATAAAAGAATCAGAAAAGAATTTAGATGTGCCAATCTACATCAATAGTACTCCAGAGGGTATTTATTTATTCAACCTTTACAATGTAGAAGTTAAATGGTTTACAAAATCATTACCAGCAACAACAGAATTTAAAAAGCGTATTTGGGTCAAAAAAGAGATAACAGAATTAGAAATAAGTAAAGCGATAAAACTAAAATAAGATGGGAACAATTAAACTATTAAACAACGAAGAATTTAAAGTAAAAGATTTACTTGCTAAAATGGATGATGACGCATTTTACTATGGTTATCTTGGTCAAAACGCTTTGAGCAGTTCAATGTGTAAAAGTTTACTTGAAAGTCCACAAGCATACGCAAATAAACTAAAAGAACCACCAAAGGCAAAAGAACCACAACCATTCAGAGATGGAAGGTTAATACATCTTTTAGCTTTAGAACCACATAGAATTGAAGAACTAACAATTATTGATAGTACAAAAGGAAGTAAGTTGTACAAGTTAGCTGTTGAAGAGAAACCAGCACAATCGGTTTACACAAGAGCAGAACTAAACAGATGCCAATCAATAGCTGAAGCAGTACTTGAAAATGAAGAGTACAAAGAACTTGTTGCAAATGCACAATTTGAGATACCATCTATTGCAAATTACAATGGATTACCATTTAGAGGAAAAGCAGATATGTTACTTGCTGGTGTTGTATGTGATTTAAAAACAACAAGCGATATTGATAGTTTTGAAGAAGCTGCATTGCTTTATAATTATGATTTACAAGCTGCATTGTATTTAGAGTTGTTTGAGTGCTTTGAATTTAAATATGCTGTTGTAGATAAAAAGACAAAAGAAGTTGGTTTCTTTCAGTTTGATGATGACTTTATTCAAGGTGGATATGCAAAGCTGGATTTAGCAACTGAAAACTATTACAAGTATTTAGAGAACAAAGATTTTTACGATTTAAATTTATAATTATGTTTGACAAACTACAATGCAATCAATTACACAGAGTAGCATATAGAAGTTGCTTGGATAACTATTTTACAAGTAGAGATAGAAATGACATTTACGAATACTGGTTAGAATTAATTGAAGAAAAACGAAGCTGTGAAGCAACTGGTGTACAGAAAGCATTAGAGTTTATTGAACTATGGGAAGATTTAGATGGCAAAGATTAAAAAGAAACTAAAACCATTTAAGAACTGCGACCATAAAGCACAATCATACTGCTTTAAAAAGGGGTTTGTGATAACTTTAGAACCATCTGGTGCAAACTATAAGGTAAAGTATCAAAGAGGGCATAAAGCACAGTATTATATGCAAGGAAAGGAATTTGATAAGCAAGAAGCATATCAATCAATATGGGATTTATACACTAAGATTTACGAATACGATAAAAATAAATTATGACAAAAGAACAAAACACATTTAAAAGAGATTTAAAAAGGGGGAAGGTTCACGAAAACCATATATTATCAATAGTAAAAAAAAAGTATAATAAAGCATATATAAAGGATGGATATTATAAAGAATATGATATTTTCGTGCCAGAATTAAACATAGGTATTGAAGTAAAATCTGATGAAAAAAGTAAGTACACAAATAATTTAGTAATTGAAATAGAGTTTAATAATAAGCCATCTGCATTAAGCACAACAACTGCAAAATATTGGGTTATATATGATGGCATTGAATATAATTGGTTTATTACAGAAAACATAAAAAAATGCATATTGGAAAATAATTTAAAGTATGCAGAGTTTGTTGGGAAAGGAGATACTAAAAGTAAAAA